GGCGCCCATGAGTTGCATCAGGCCCCATGAGGCTTGCTGACTCCACCATTCCTGATCGGGATCGCCGGCGAGCGTCGGGAAATCCTTCGGGGGAAACTTCGCCGCGACCTCGACGTCGGACACGGCGCGGAACGGCGCGCCGGTTCGCACGTTCCAGAAATATCGGTACTTCGGTTCGGGGTTGTACGCGTCGGTGTCCTCGTCGGACTCCTGATCGATCACGGCCTCGATGAGCGGCGGATCGATCCCGCCGTGGATCCTGGCGGCGGCGGCGATCTCGTCGGCGTAGCGGTTCATGCGTGCCCGCCAGTCTCGACGACGGGAACCGGCGCCGGGTTCATGATCTCGACGGGGAGCGGCGCCGCCGTGGCCGCCGGCGGATCCGTTGACCGACTCGAGGCGCGACCCGCCGCGGCTTGCGCGAGGAGCGCGGCCGTGTTCGCCTTCTCCGCGACCATCTCGCGGAGCATTTTGTTTTCCTGCTGGAGCGCGACCTCGCGCCCCTGGGCGGCCGTCTTTTCGCTGTTCACGTGCCCCTCGATCGCTTTCGTGCTCGCGACGACGGTAACGATCCGCTCGCCGTTCTGGGCTTGCTGATCCTTCGCCGCCTTCACTTGGATCGCCGTGATGATCGAGACGACGCCGGTAACGATCGCCGAGATCACGGTGACGATCATCCCGCCGATCAGAGTCACTGTCAGGGGATCAACCGTGAGCCGATAGGGCGGATCCGCCGCTGGCGCCGTCGGCGCTTGCACGGCGAGCGCGACGGTGAGCGCGACGGCGACGGCGAACGCGACCGAGTAGAACATGGTCGGCATTGTAACAGCCCCCCTCAGTTGAGACGGATCACGGCGCGATCTCCGTGATAGTGATGCTCGACGCCATCGCGCCCCCGAGGTACCTGGCGGAGCCGGAGCCGTTGAACGTCGTCACGGTTCCCGCGTACGTCGCACGGCCCGCGCGTACTTTGAACGTCGTCGGGCTCGTCGTGCCCGCCGTCATGAAATGCGAGAACGCCATCGGCGCGCCGTCGCCCGTCGTGTCGATCAGATCCATAAACGCCGCGAGCGCGGCGACCGTGGAGTCCTGAAACAGTGCGGCGATCAGCCAGACGTTAGCGTTCACGCTCCAGAACCCTACGACGTCGATCCGGAGTTTGCTCGCCGCGTCCGTCGGTGTGATCGCGAGCGTCATGTACTCATCGCCTTCGGTGTTCTCCGGGATCGAGTCGTCGAGCGGGATCCCCGTCGTGCCCGTCGCGAGCGCGCCGGTTTGCACGTTGACGACTTGAACGATCTTCCCGGCGACGACGCCGGCGGGAACCTTCCGGACGCCGTAGCACCTGATCGTGCCGATGATGTTCCCGGCATCGTAGAAGAATCGAACCGCGTTCACGGCCGCGGCGTTCCGGTAGACCACGGATCGCCGGATGAAGATCTGCCCGAAGCTGTCATGACGGTACGAGACGGTCCCGAACATGACTTTGTGGGTTGCCGTGTTGAGCGGATCGTACAGGGTGACTACGCCGTACAGCCCGCCCGTCGATCCGTTGTCGGCGTCGCCGCCGATGTCGAAAAAGGTTCCGTTGACTCCGCCGACGGCGGCGCTCGTGTTATTCGTCGCCACGTACTGAAACGACGCGTCATAGATCCCGCTCGAGTCGTACGACGATCCGCCGTCCGTCGAGAACCGCGCCCACAGATCGGCGCCGTCCGTCGCCGGCCGCACGCCGATAAAGTGAAATTGGTACTCGTCGTAGTCGCTGCCGATCGCGGAGGTGAACACGAGTTCCGAGGCGCCCGCGGTCGTGTGCTCCTCGACGAGCTCGAGCGCGCCGCCGCCTCCGCCGCCCGCGTTGTCATCGACGTATTGCTTCGTGGCGGCGTCCTGCGGATCCGTCGGATCCTCGACGTCGGTGATCGCGTTCGCGCCCATGTCGAGCGGCGCCGCCATCGGAACGGAGCCGTCGGCGAGGATGACGCCGGCCGGCGCCGCGGCATCGACGTACGCCTTCGTCGCCGCGTCCTGATCCTCCGTTGGATCATCGACGAATCTGAGCTTGTGGCCGCCCATCGACTGAGCGGCGCGGAACGACTGGCGCCCGTCGCTGTAGATATCGCCCGCGACCGTCGCGCCGCCGCCGTCGAGCGTGCCCGGTTGCGCCGCGGCGCCGCTCCCGCCGCCGGCGGTGAGCGCCTTCCACTGATCGACGTACGAGCCGGCGTATTCGTCCGACTGCTGACACGTCGCCGAGTACTCCCACAGTTCGGCGTTCACGAGCCGGATCCGCACGGTCGCGACGAGGAACGTCGCATCGATCCCGCCGCGGTGCGTCGTATCGACCTCGAGCGCCTGGCCCGGAAGGAACCCGTCGACGTCGGTGAACACCTCGAGCTCGCGCCGGTCGCCGCTTTCGCGGATGAGGATCTGCGTCGCCAGGGTGATCCCCGCGGCGTACTCGACGATCTCCGGGTGATCCTCGCGGAACGTCCGCGGCGCCGTGCCAGGCGGGAGGCTCGCGGGAACCCGTGCATGGAACGGGAACACGGCGAGGTACTTGAGCTCGAGGATCGTGTACTGCGGCGGCGTCGTGCCCGCGGTCCCGACGGAGATCGTTCCGCGGCCCGCTGTCACGTCCCACTCGTAATACGCATCCGGATCCCCGGGCGCGCCGATCGTTCGCGTCACGCCGTTTTCGCTGACGTACCCCTGCGTCCAGCCGGCGACGCCGGTCGCGTCGGATCCGAGTTCCAGCGTCCCGCGCGGGATCCCGCCCTGGCCGTACCAGAACGCGATCTCCTCGTGCGAGCTCGTGACGGTGATCGCGTTGCCCGCGGCGCCGGCGACGAGGGCGTCGACCTCGAGCCGATCCGGAAACTGCATGTAGCTCGAGACGTCGGCGTTTACCGGCGTCGATGGCGCGTAGTTCCCGCCGCCCGCGTGATTGATCGCGGCGTTCAGGTTGCCGATTGAGTCGAGGACCGTCGCGCCGATGAGCACCTCGCCGGCGACGTCGCCGACGAGCGCCGTCCGGAACGTGTACGTCGAGGCGCCGACGCCGACCGTGTCGCCGTCGGCGAAGTTGTCCGCGTCGACTGGCGAGAGATACGCGGCCGCACGCCTGGCGGGGAACGCGTCGCCGATCACGGCGGGGATATCGACCTCCCATGAGGTTTCGTACCCGTCGGCCTCCCATTGCTGCGTCGCGATCCCGTTCCCCGTCGGGCCGCACAGGAGATCGACGGTGTTTTTCGGGAGACTGGACGGATCCCGCCACTTGATGTCGAACGAGTTCACGTTCGCGTCGGTGATCGTCGCCGGCGCCGGATCCGCGAGCGGCGTGAACACCTTGATCGCCTTGAGCGGATCGACGCGGATCACGACGCCCGTCGCGTCATTGATCCGCTTGAACGCATCCGGAACGGTGATCCCGACCCAGGAGATCGGCGGTACCGTTTGACCCGTCGGCGCCGCGTCGTACGTGAGTTCGTAGACGGTGAGCGACTGAGCGACGATCTCCGCGATGAGATCCTCGAGGTACTGCGGCGCCGTCGTAACGATGGTGATCGGATCCGCATCCTCGAAAAAGATCGAATAGTCGACGAGATCGAGGCCCGCCTTGTTCGCCGGGTTCGATGGCGTCATGCCGTCCACGGATCGCACGAGGACGATCCCGCCGAAGATCGGCGTTACGCCGTCGCGGGAGTAGATGAGCACGTCGGCCGCCCGGGCGGGAATGTACCCGTCGCCGATCTGGAGGCTCCCGGTTGCCTGGCGGTTCAGGCCGAGCTCAAGATCGGCGTCGGACACTTCGGTCGTGACGTCCTCGCCGCCGATGAGGATCGCGATCCCCGCGAGCACGAGCGTGTACTCCCGCTCGCCGAACGCGACGGCGCCGTCGGTCGCGCGCACGGTGAATACGAACGTTCCGGCGACAGCCGCGAGTCCGCTCAGGAACCCGTCGGCGTCGAGCGTGAGGCCCGCCGGGAGCGCGCCATCGGCGATCGTGAATACGTAGGGTTCGCCGATCCCGCCATCCGCGGTGAACGTCGCCTCGTACACCTGGCCGCGGACGCCAGGCGGGAGCGTCGGATCCGCCGAGAGCACGACGATCGGATCGGGATCGACCACGGTGAGCGAGTAGGTGATCACGCCCGGACAGCCGTTGTCATCGGTTGCGCGGATCGTGAACGTGTAGACGCCCGCGACGGTCGCGGCGCCCTCTAGCACGCCGGCGCCGTCGAGCGTGATCCCGTCGGGGAGTTCCTCGCCGTCGGGGAGATCCCACACGTACGGCGCGGCGCCGTCGCTCGCGGTGAGCGGGATCGAGATCGGTTCTCCGACGAACACGTCATCGAGCGGCGACGTCGGCGTGATGGTGATCAGGGAACAGCCGACGCCGCCCGGTCCCGCCGGAGGCCCGACGAACGCGATCGTCTGGACGATGTCGACGAACACGTGAGTCGCTTCCGCCGTGGTGATATCGACGGTGTAGGTATAGACGCCGATCGTCGTCGGCGTGCCGACCATCCACGCGCGCGACTGCGTAGCGATCTGACAGAAAAACGGTTCCAGCCCGGGCGGCGGCGTGCCCGCGGACACGACCGCGGCGACGACCACGCCGAACGGTCCGAAGTTGTTGGAGTAGATATTGAACGACGTCGGCGTCGTACTGTCGCACGGAAACGACGCGTCGACCCGCTCCGTGATCCCGAGTCGCGAGGTGTGGAGAATCGGCGGCATGGGTGATCCTATCGACTCCGGATTCCGACCCGCTCGAGTTCGTTCGGCAGGTGCCGTACCTGATTGCGCGCGACGACGCGCCCGTCGAGTTCGGTAACGTTCGTGATCTCGATGGGCCGCGATGCGAGCTTGTTCAGACCGAACGAGCGCCCCTCGCCGGAGAACGCGAAATCCTCATCGCCTTTCGAGTAGAACAGCGTCGGCCGGAGCACGCGCCCGGATCCGCCCTTCGCCATCGGCACGCGGGGAACCGCGGAGTCCTCGCCGCCGGAGTTGTCGCCCTCCGTGCCGTCGGGCCAGTCGCCGGTTTTACGCCCCTCAAATTCGATTGTCTTTTTGCCTGGGATCTTGTCGAGCGCCGCGGGAACGCCGCCGAGCGCGCGCGTGAGTTCCTTGATCGCCGAGACGACGGATTGGAACCCCTCCGTCATCGTTTGCGCGAACGTGATCCCGCTGCCCTCGAGATCGGTGATCTTGTTCCCGTTCTCGTCGGTGAGCGTGCCGAGCTCGATCATCTTTTCGAGGAGCGGCCGCATCGCGGGCGGGATCTCCGTGCCGGTGCGGATCGCGTCCTGAATGTACGCGTTCACGCTGTCGCTCATCTTCGTCGTGATGACATCGACCGACACGCCGGCGCGAGAGAGATCGGCGAAGTCTTGGATTAGTTGCTTCGCGACTTCGTCGAGGCGCGCCTGATTGACGGCGACTCCGGCCTCCGTCCATGCGATCCCGTACTTCTCGAGCACGCCCGGGAGCCGCTGTAACCAATTGTCCTGATCGGCCAGGGCGGCGTTGATCGCCTCGATGGCTTTGGCCGCCGCTTTCGTGTCGCCCTTCGCGACCTTTTGCGTGAGATCGATCCATAGCTGCTCGCCGCCCGCGACCTTGAGGAGCTTCGCGTGGAGCTCATCGAACCCGGAACCCGCGGCGGCCGTGTCGAACGACTGCGCGAATTTCACGACGGCATCGCGGCCGGCGTTCAGGTTCCGGATTAGACCGACCAGGGCGCCCGCCACGGCGCCGATCGCCACGCCGTAGGGCCCGAATGCGGCGCCGGCTTTCGCGCCCGCGACGGCGCCGTGTAGGGCGCCGACGGCCTTCCCGGTTTTCTCGCTCGTCGCCGCCCAAACGTCCATCGCGCCGGCGGCGACCGTGGCGCCCGTCGCGACGGCGGCGGCCGCCTTTTGCGCGCCCGTGGCGCTGCTCGAGAACAGCGGAGCGGCGACTCCGGCGGAGTTGCCCCATTGCTTTGTCGAGGCCGCGGCGACGTCGATCGCTTTGCTGACCGAGGACAGACCGGAGATCGCGGCGCCCATCGCGCCGCCGGACCCGAACGAGTTCCCCAGGATCCCCGCGGCCTGGGACAGCACCGATCCCCAATTGACGATCTTCCCGCTCGACTTCTCAATCGCGTCGTTCATGCGCTCGAAAGCGGCCTGGATCTCCGCGGCGGAGTACAGACCGGAGTCGCGCATTTGCTCATAGTCGCGAGTCGCCGCGTCGGCGTTCGCGGCGAGCTCCTCGCGGGTGAGTACGCCCTGGGCCCTCATCCGCTGCTCGATCGTCGAGAACGTGCCCGTCGCGACGTCGAGTTGATTCTTGTAGTACGCCTTGATCGCCGCGAGATCCCGCTGGTAGATCGGGCCGCGCTGCTCGCTCGCCGCGTTGAGCGCGTCGATCTCCGCGTCCCGCTCGCGCTCGATGGTGACGATCCGCAGTTCGGCGCCGGAGCGTCCGAGATCCGCGAGCCGCTGCTCGTACGACTGGGCCTGCTGGAGCTGATCGACAATCGCTTTCGAGGACGCGTCGGCGATCTTCCGCTGGCCCTCCTGCCAGTTGTCGACGGTGGCCGTAACGAATTTCTTCGATACGTCGAGCATCTTCGCGTGTGCGTCGGCCCACACCTCCGCGATCTGCTCGCCGTTTTTGAGTCCGTCGAGGTACCGCTGCACGGCCTCCGCGGAGATCCCGAGCGCCTTCGCCGTCGTCGACGCCGAGATCCCGAGCTTCTCGTTTGCGACGGCGGTCGCCTCCTGGGCGGCGGTGAGCGGGATCGCTGCGCGCCGGATGTCCTCGAGCGCGTCGGCCTGGGCTTTCGCGGCGCCGGTTGCCTTCTCATGGATCGGCGGGAGCGCGCCGACAGCCGTCGCGGTTTTCTTCGCGGCGACCGTCGTCTGATCCATCCCCTTTGCGACGTTGCCGTACCAGATCGCGTTTTCCTTGAGCGAGTCGACGAGCTTCTGATCGATCCCGATCTTGCTCGCGCCGGGGAGTTTCGCCGCGAGCGCCGCCAGGCCGGCGGCGTTCTCGTACAGGCGTTGCACCATCCGGTACGCTTCCGCGACGAGCTTGTCGAAAAACCCGCGGGCGTAGTTGTAGGACTCCGCGGCCCACACCTTGAGCGTCGATCCGAACCTGGCGATCGCATCGCCGGCGGAGTCGAGCGCGAGGACCGTCTCCTCGCTCATCACGGGCGCCGCGGCGCCGAGTTCCTTGAAATTGGAAACGAGCGTCGGGAGGATTTCCGTTCCGGCTTTGCCGAACACCTGTACCGCGCGTTGCGCGCGGAGCGTCGGGTTCTCGATCTTCCCTATGGCGTCGGCGACTTCGGCGAGCGCGTCGTACGGAGATTCGTCGCGGATCTTTTTGAAGTTGAGGCCGAGCGCCTCGATCCCCGCTTTCGCTTTGCCGTCGGCGAGCCGGACCTGTAGCTTGCTGATCGAGCCGGCGAGATCGTCTATGGAGTTGCCGGATTGCTCCGCGATGTACTGGAGCCGCTGAACGTCATCGGTCGCGAGGCCGGTTCGATCGTGAACCTTCACGATGTTATCGGCCATGTCGAGGATCGACTTGCCGAACGCGACGACGGCGCCGACGGACAGACCGACGCCGAACGTCCCGAGGAGCCCGTTCACCTGGGACAGCGGGCCGGCGAGTCCCTTCACGGACTCGCCGACCTTCTGTACTTTTTTCGGGACGTCCGCGAGTCCGGCGTCGAGTTTCTTATCGTCCGTCGAGAGCTCGAGGACGGCGCGCCCGAGGGCGGCGTCTGCCATGGCGTTACCCCTTCCGCTTGACTACGCGGCGAACCGGGAGGCGCGCGAACACCTCATCGGAGAACATCCGCGGTTGACGTGTCGGCGATCCCGCCGGTTGCGCCGGCGCCGGCGCCGCATCCCCGCGCCGGATCCGTTCCCACTCGTCGGAGATCGCGCGCGGGTTGGCCAGGGCGCCGGTACCCACGGCGATCACTTTCGATCCGAGGATCGCCTCCTCCGCCTGGAGCCGCGGGAGCCATCGAAGGCACGCCTCGACTATCCCCGTCGGCGTTTGCGCGATCCACGTTTGAGGAGTCCCGCCGTAGAAGCGTAGGAGCCGGGGGATTGCTTCGTCCCACTCGAGCGGAGCGCGGCCTGATCCGTCGCGATCGCCCTCGCCGCCATGATCAGCGTCGGCGTCAAGAGCTCCGTGAAAACCTTGAACACCATCACGCGTTGCACGTCCGACAGTTTCGCCAGGACGGCGGGCGGCGCGTCGAGCGCGATCTTCGCGACTTCCTTGAGCCGGACGGCGAGCTCGCGGTTCTCATCCTTCGTGAGCGACCGGGCGCGCGTCATCAGTTCCGACGTCCGGATCGAGAGTCGCTCGAGGCTTTTGAAATCCTGCAAGGTAAGATCGCGCGCGGTGCGGAGCGGGTACGCGATGCCGTCGATCCGTACGACGGGACGATCGGTTTCAGTTGTGAGATCGAGAATTTGCTTGTCGGCCATGGATTCCTCCTACGCCTTCCGATTGGTTGATGACGGCGATCCCCAGGCGAGCGGCCTCGCGCTCGAGCTCCGTGAGCGTTGCGGCCGCGGCGCCCAGGGCCTCGCGGGTTGTGCGGATCGTTGCCTTGAGACGAGCGACGTCGGCCCGGGCCGCGGAGATCTTCGCGAGGAGCTCCGGTACCGACGTCGCCATGGTGTTACGACGCGTCGGCGGTCTGCACGACGATCCGACCGAAGTACTCCGACGGATCCGCGGCGCCGGGATCGACGAGCGCGGTCCACTCGATCGCGAGCATCGCCGGCTTGTCCTTCGTGTAAACCGGCTTCGGTTCGCCGGTCTGCGCGGCGCGCGGACACTCGTACTGCATGACGCCGTCCTCCATCTCCGGCGACGGGCCCCGGAGGAGCACGGCGCGGGTGTCGACGACGAACCCGCGCGAGAGTCCGATCTTCTTCGTGCCAGGGACGCCGGCGCCGGCGGGCGTCGTCGTGACGGTGTTCCCGTTGAGCGCGAACGAGTACTGTTCGGGCGTGACGTCGACGAGCAAAAGACCCATCTTGAGATCCTCGCTCGACCGGAACACCTTACGGGATCCGGCATCTCCGAGCGAGCGCCAGAACGCCATCGACTGCGAGTGCTCGACGTTGATCCCCGCTTCGTCGTAGTTCAGCGGACCCGCCGATCCGACCAGTGTCCAGTCGCTCGAGTCCGGATCCTGATCGACTTCGGGGAACGCGGTCCCGACGGGCGCGACGTACATCGTAAACGGCGCGGCGATTACCTCGAGCGGTGCGGAATTCCTCATGACGTGAGCTCCTCCAATTGATTGCCTACGCGGCGGCCGCCGTGCCCTCGATTGAGAGAACGAAACGGAATTCAGATTTCAGGTTCTTCGCGAGTTGCTCCTGAGCGCGAGCCAGGCCGACGGCCTCGTTCTTTTGGAACACGTGCGCGATCGACGGGCCGAACAGTTCGCGGATCGGCGTCCGCTTCCGCCCGCGGGTTTCCGTGCTCCCCTTCGCCGCCCGGGTGAACACGCCGCGGTGTCCGCTGCTCATCTTCGCGATGAACGCGTTCGGGTACCGCGAGCGGCCGCCTCCGAGTTTCGCCGTCACGCCGCGGCCGCGGCCTCGTGACGGTTCCGGTCCCTTCGCCCCGAAATCGATCAGCGGGATCCGCTTCGCGCTCGCGTAGATCCTGGCGCGGTGGAGCGACGGCGTCGCCTCCTGTATGCGGACCTTGTCGCGGAGATCCCCGATCTTCACTTTCAGATCCGACGAGATCACGCGGAGCATGACCGTTTGCGCCGACGCGATCGAGCGGTTCAACGCCCGGGCGATCGCGACTGGCGCTTTCGCGCGGAGCTTCGCGACGGCGGCGGGCGAGTCGGTGCGGAATTGGATCGCGAGCACCTTACGTGTCCTCCTCGACGCCGATCGTCGGGTTGCCCCATGGCTCGACGTACGAACAGACATAGATCACGCCCAGGCCGATCGTCGGGGAACCTGGCGGGCGCTCGACGACCCGCGTCGCGCCTCGCGTCATGTCGCCCTTGAGGAGCGAGCCGAGCGTCCGATCCGGAACCTCGACGGCGATCTTCACGGCGCCCAGGAGCACCTCGAGCGCCGTCCATGCGTCCTCGACGGAGGCTTTCCCGATCGCCTGGATCTCGACCGGGAGTTTCGTCCACTGGTACCCGGATTCCGTCGGGAGATCATCACGCGGGACGATGGCGATCGCGTCATCGGGATCCGCGCTCGAGAGTTCCGGCGCGGCGCCGATGTAGATCTTGAGGCCGGCATCCGTGGTGAACCCGTTCGCCTTCGTGATGACCGACAGGAGTTGACCCAGGCGGAGGAGGATCAGGAGTCGGCGCGTCGTCGTGATCATGTCTCCTCATCCTCGAGCGGCGCCAGGACAAGCCGGAGCCGCGTGTGATCGGGTTCGATGGCGTCGAACCCGTCGACCGTCCATCGGAGCACCTCGCCAGGCGAGGGCGGCGGGACGATCAGATCTGCCCACATTGGCGAGGCCGGCGCGTGCACGATCGAACCGTGCGGGACGTCGAGGAGCGGAACGGCCAGGATGTACGAACGTTCGCGACGGCGGAGCTCGAGGACGCCCGGAACGTTCTCCGTGTCGGGCGTTACCCAAATTCCGCGCGTCGCGATGGTGTCGAACACGCCAGGCGGATCCGACTCGATGGTCGCGTCGACTCCGTGCGCGGAGAAATTCAGGTTCCGAACGAGCGCACGGAGCGACGAGAGATCCATCGGGCGATCCCCCGATTACGTTCCGTCGTGCGCGCGGCCGACGCCGTCGAGCCGAACGGTTCCGGTCGTTTCGCCGGCGCCCGCGCCGACGGCGACCGTGGCGACGCCGATCTGGAGGTTGCCCGACGACACGGTCGTCATGAGCTTCGCGCCCTCATCCCAGAAGATCGCGGCGCCCTCCGCCCAGGCCTGCGATCCCGGCTTGGCGTGCGTCACGACGCCCTCGCACAAGCCATTGAACCGCACGCCGACCGCGGCCGTGATCGTCGCGATACAGAAAAACTGACCGATCTGGACGCCGACGCCGGACGTCACGCCGCCCGACGGCGCCGTGAATTCGACCGACTCCCCGGGCTGAACGAAATTCTTCATCGCCTGATCTCCTGAACGTTTGATCGACCGAGAGAGAAAACGACGGCGTCGGCGAGTCCTGCCGACGCCGCGCGCCGGCTACGAGTGTTCGTGACCGACGTTCTTGTAGAGTCCGCGCCAGTCGAGCACCTTGGCCGCGAAATCCTCGCGACACTTGATCTCGATGCCGTCGACGTCGAACCCGATCCGCGTCTCGATCTGCGGCCCTTCCTCGCCCTCGAGGAACCCGTACTCGATGATGTCGATCTGCGCGGGATCCGCGGCGAGGTACCACGCGAGCGGTTCCTCATCGAGCCGCGGTTCCGCGACGACCGTGAGCTTGCCGGAGAACGGGTTCACCTGGGTGAACGTGTTCGGCGTGATCGGGACGACGATCGAGTCGCCGCGGGTTTCGAGCGCGGTCCCGACGAGGAGGTACTTCGGCGCGATGTTCAGCCGCTCGCCGTCGAGCGAAACCTGCTGGCGCATCGCCGCGCGCGCATCGCCGAGCGAATCGACGTCGATCTCCGCGCCGGTCGCGTCGAGGTTCAGGTGAGCCGCCGAGAACAGGGCGTTTCCGTCGCCCATCACGGGATTGCTCGTGATCTGATCCCACACGAGATCGCTTTCGAGCGTCCGCGCCGCACGGCCGAACATCGTCGGGACGCGCCCGAACGCGTCGGCGTCGTCGTTCACGAGCGCCTTGCGCGTGATGGCGAACACGCGGCCGTACGTCACGAGTTGAAACTGCTCGCGCGCCTCGCCGATGGTGCCCCGCTTGAATTCGCCGTGTTCCTTGACCTCGAGCAACGCCGGCGCGTCTCCCATCTGCGTACGGTAGACCGGCTTGAAATCGGGGAGGTTGACCTGGCGCGCGATCGTCTTGAACGTCTGCGGCGCCTCGTCGTAGGCACGGCGGATCGTCTTGTTCGCGACGTCGGCCAGGAGGAACGCGAAATCGCTCGTCGTGTGGTAGCCGTGGCCGCCACGCTGATCGAGTCCGAGCGCCGCCGCGGCGAGCTCCATCTTCGACATGCCGGACGTTCGCACGCCGGCGGCGTGGAGATACGCCCGCGCCGTGTCGAGGAGCGTGAGGCCGCGGTACGGCCGGTGCTGATCCTCGAGCTTGAAGAACGACGGCGCGACGCGGTGACAGAGGGCGCCCATGATCGACGTTCGCACGTGAACGAGCGGATCCTCGCCGAGCGCGATCGAGGGCCCGGGCTGCGGGCCGCGCGTCTGCTCGTTCCGCGCCTGGAGCTCGACGAACACGAGCCGCGATACCTCCTCGAGCGCCGTCCCGCGCGCGATGTGATCGTCGGCGAACGTGGCCGGCATCCGCCCGCCGCGGGCGGCGGTGATGATGCCCTGGACGCGAGCGGTTTCGTTTGCGCGAGCGGCGTCGGCGGCCGTCGGTTCCGCCGCGGGCGCCGCTGCGGGCCGGGCGCCAGGCGCGCCGTCGGTGAGACGGAGCGCGACGACGGCGGGATCTTCGGCGACGGTGGACGGGCGAGCGGGATCAGCCACGGTACTCTCCTTGCGGATGATGAGACAGGAATTCGTCGCGATCTCGTGATTGCGAACGCGAGCGCCGACGTCGGCCGGCATCGGGACCATTGACACCTCGTACGGTTCCCAATCGACGGCCGTACGAACGGGGATCGCGCCGGTCGCGTCCTCCTCGAATTTGTGAACGCGATATCCGACGCTGACGTTCTGGATGATCCGATCCTTCACGTCCTGCCAGATCCCCGCGACGGCCTCGCGTGCGGAGAACCGGACGCGAACGATCGCGTCGGTGCCGTCGATCCGGAATGAACCGGCGACGACCGTCCCGATCTGATCGGTGATCGACCACGCGGAATGCGCGTCGAGGAGCGGCGCCGTGTTCAGGCGTCCGACGCGGATCGCCTTTTTCGAGATCTCGAGCGCCTCGAGATACCGCGTGTCCTTCATCCAGTCGTACCGCTCGACTGGCGCGCCGGTCGAGAACGTGAGCTCGACGGAGCGATCCGCCTCGTTCACGGTTTCAACGTTGGCACGGGCGAGGAGTGAGAGCGGAGGAACGTCGATCGTTTGGCCGGTTGCCGCTCGCGACATGATGCGACAGGATGCCGGAGGGGCCGCGGCGGCGTCTAGTGACTACCGCCGCGAACGATCACGAAAAGCCAGTCACTCGACCGGCTTTCCGTACGAGCGCGCATCGCGGATCCGGATGCGAAGATCTCCGCCCGGGAGCCGGTAGGCGCGGAGGGCGCCCTTCCGGATGTCGCGGTAGATCGTTTGCACGTTCACGCCCCATCGAGACGCGAGCCACGCCGGCGAGACGGCGGCCTCGAGCGACGGCGCCCCTCGACGGTGCGGACGATCATCCGGCCACTGAACGATCCGGTCGTCGCCCATGACGTTACGTGTCCTCCCCGTCGCCCTCCGCCGCGGGTTCCGACGGCGCCGCCGGTTCCGCGGGCGCCGCGGGCGTAGCCGGCGCCGCGGGCGTGATCGCGCTTTGCGCCATGCCCGCCTGAGTCATCCGACGCGGATCGCTGTCGAGCACGACGCCGGCCTTGTCGAGGAGCGCGTTCCACGCCTTCATTTCCCCGATCACTTTGACCGGGTTCAATCCGCGGGCGCGGAGCTCCTCCTGCATCGTCGTGATCCCTGCGCGCACGTTCCGGAGGATCGCGAGGCCCTCGCTCGCCGGATCGATGAACGCGAGCGGCGGCGGCGTCCACTCGACGTCGGGAACCTCCGCCGACGGGAGGAGTCCGGCGATCGCGGCCGCCGTCATCGCCCACTCCCAGGCCGGATCACAGAACCCAGGGATCAGGAGACGCCATCGGTTGTCGTCGACGTCGGGTTGATGCGCGATCCGCTCCATCCTGGCGGCCGAGAACGAGAGATCGCGGAAATCCCCGGTCATGCTCGAGAACAGAACCCGGAGCCCGCTCGCGAGTCCGCGGAGCTTTCGATCCATGTACTCGCCGAAATCGTTCACGCGCGGAGGCTCGACGACGGAGATCTGACGACCGGCCGGGAGGTTCTGCACCATTCCGGGCGTGAGCGTGTCGATCGCCGGCGTCGGGACGTCGTTCGGTTCGCCGAGCGGCGCGCCGCCGCCGTCGAGATCGTCGCGCACGAACACGGCCAGGCACGCCGCGATCTTTTGCTTCACGAGCGTCGCGTCGTCGTAGTCGTCGAGATCCTTCCACGCGAGGAGCGAGGGCGCGTACCACGAGACGGCGCGCACCTGGCCGGGACGTTCGCCGCGGAATATGTGACGCACGCCCTCCGCCGGGATCCGAACCGACGGCGCGTACGATCCGCGGATGCTGCCCGGGTGTTCCTTGAACAGCCAGTACGCGACCCGCTCGCCAATCGGGGAAAACTCGATCCCTTGAACGATCTGCCCGCCGTTCGGCGTCGTGATCTGATCCTTCGTCGTGTCGAGGTGATCGATCTCGAGGACTTGCAATTGCACGGGGATCGGGAGTCCGTCGGACGGGAGCCGGAACCGCCGACGAACGAGCACCTCGCCATCCTGCGCGGTCGCACGGAGGACGAGCTTTTGCAGTCCGTAGATATCGTGAACGCCGTTCGCGTCGCACGCCTTCGACTCCGCCCACTTCCGCCAGAGTTTCATCGCCCGGGCGTTCGGCGACTCCGCCACGATCCCCCAACCGATCGCCTCGTTCACGATCGACGCGAGCGACGCGGCGGCGTACGGATTGTTGCGAATGAGATCGCGGACGGCGTTCCGGAGGTTCGCCGCCGCGGGACCGACGGCGGCGTTCGCATCGGTCCCAGGCTTGCGCCAATTCTGCGTCCGCGCCGTCGTCGCGGCGCCCTCGTAATGTCGCTTGAGAATCTCGCCGGCGTAGCGGGCGCGCTGCCGGTTCAGCGTCCATCGCGGCGCGATCGGCGCGGTGATCGTGTCGAGGTGATCGCCGAACGTGCGGCGCCGCCGAGCGGGTTCGGGATCGATTCTATCGAGTCTCATTCGTTGCCCCTTCCGGAACGATCGGGATCCGCCGCGTCGGCGTCGGTTCAGGCCCTCGACATGGACAGCGTTTGGCCTTTGGCACGCTGGCCGGGAGTTCGTCGCCGTGTGCGCGGCGCCAATGGTAGACGTACAGACTATCGACGACGTAGACCCTGAGGCCTGCGCGCGCGACGGCGAAGTGCATCATGTGATCGACACAGAGCATTCCGTCGACGAACCCGCCGACGCGTTCCCAGGTTCGCCTCGACAGCACCATGAGCACGCCGCCGAGGCCCTTCGTGTCGGTGACGTCGAGGAGCGTCCGGCGCTCGAGGCGCGCGGCGCCGAGCTTCCGGTGATACGCCATGTCGTGATTGTTCAGATCGGACTCCGCGGCGCGCTGCCACGGCGACGCGATCCGGTTCGTCGTCGCCGTGAGTAGTCCGACGTCGGGCCGGTGCTCGATCACTTCGGTGATCTGCCGGTACCATTCCCGCGTCGTCGGCATCGCGTCGTGATCGAACAGAACCGCCCAGGCGTCCGGCGGGAGGAGCGCCATCGCGTGATTGTAGGCGCGCCCCAGGTTTGCCTCGAGATCGAACGGAACGAACGTCACGAGCTCTATCGCCATTCGCTGATCCATGGATAGTGCTCGCCCTGCTCGAGCACGTAGAGATCATCACTCCCCAGGACGACGATCCGCGCGCCTGGCGGGAGCTTCGGATTCCCAGGCCCTACGCCGCGGCGCTCGAGCCGTTCGTATCCCGCGCCGAAGAACGTCACGAACCCGTCGGCCTCCGTCCACACGCCGGGCCGGAGCTTCGTCGTCGATTGCCCCAAGTAGAAATTGAGCATCGCCTGATCGCTGCCGACGCCGCGCGGCGAGGCGCGCCTGGCGTAGCCGGCGGGATCCTTGTCGAACGCCCGCCACAGCGGATCGAGGACGCCGGCGTTCATCAGGATCACGGAGCCGGAGAACACGCCCGCGTACCCGACGCGCCAGCACACGAGCGGATCCGGACGGTCGACGACCGGCGTGAGATCGTCGGTGATCACGACGTCGAGATCGAGCGCGAGGATCCGCTCGCCGATCCCGCGGGCCCACGTCGCATCGAACGCCCGCATACGGCGACGGCATCGCGGCGAGTCGGAGTGTCGACCAGGGAGCGGGATCGTCTCGACGTCGGAGTCGATCCCCGCGGCGTCATCCGTGACGCACACGACGCGGTGCTCGAGCGCGAGCCGGCGCGCGAGCATCGAGCGGAGCGTGTTCACGTGACGGGCGGAAAACTTCGCGCCCCACTTCCACGTTAGGACCGTTAGCATTCCTCGTACTCCCGTTGATCGTGGAGAAAGAACGCCGAGCTCCGCGGGTGCGTGAGTTGCGAGGTGTAGCACGCGAGCGCGCGGATCTTCCGCTCGATCGCCGCGGGCGTCGGCGGCGGAACCTCGCGGCCCTCGCGGACCCGCTCCTCGCCCTGATACGTCTGGTACCTCCGGACGTCGGCGCCGAACACCTCGAGCGCCGCGGCGGCGACGGCCACGTGATCCGCGTGCGATGCGTTCGCCGACGGCGCCCACACTTCCGACGGCGCGCCGTGCGCCTCGACGAGCTCGCGCATCCGCGCCGCGAGATCGCCGCCCTGCCATTGCACGACGGGCCCGGCGCCCAGGATGGCGGCCGCCTGGCGCGACTCCTCCGCCCGGTGGTACGTGTCGCCGTAGTCGCGCACGGACGGAAAACAGATCACGATCCGCGGGCGGGCGCGTTGCAGGGTGAACGCCGCGAATAGCGTCTCGTCGTCGGCGTGCGGCGCGAATAGGATCGCGTTCCGCTTGACGCCCTCGACGAAAAAGACATCAGGCGGATCGCCGTGGAACCGTTGCCGGAGCGAGCCGTCGCGGAACCGCGTCTCCTCCGGCGTGACATCGGCGACGTCGAACGCCGCGGCCGCCAGGTGCTCGCGGACGAACGCCGGCGTCGTGAGCGTGATCGCCGGTTGCGATCCCTTCCATCCGCCGAACGATCGGGATCGCCGGTCGTCGGTCGCGTCCTCCGTGATCCGAACCACGCCGCCAGGCTCGAGCACGCGGGCGAGCTCATCGACGAACGTCGGCCAGGCGGGCGCCGCGAGGTACATGAGCGCGTGCGAGATCGTGATCCCCGCGACGGTCCCGTTCGCGAATTCGCCGAGGCCGTGTTCAAACTTCCAACCGAGCGCCTTGTCGAGATTCACGAACCCGTCGAGCGGGTGCCAGGAGCGATCCGCCGGGTTGCCGCATCCGAGATTGAGCCGGAGCGGCGAGCGGATCCCGTGATGCGCCAGGCGCGCCGACTTCGGGAGCCGCGAGCGCCCGGTGATCCCGTGTCGATAGGTCGCGAGCACCTCCGGAACGTACCGGCATCGCGCCGCCTCCGCGATCGCGATCCAGAAATACCAGTCCTCCGGAACCTTTGCATCATCGAACCGGAGCGCGCCGATCGTTGACCGTCGCACGAGCGGCGACATGATCGGGATCACGTTCCCGTTTCGGAGGATCGGCGCGATCCATCCGCCGAGATCGAGCCGGTCGTATCGGTATTGCGCCGACGCGTTGATCGTTCGGTGCTTGGCGGCGTCCCTGATCTCGACGTCGCACAGAACCCAACCGACCGTCGCATCGAACGCCCGGAGTTGCGTCTCGAGCTTCTCCGGCGCGATGACGTCGTCGGCGTCGAGGAACATCACGAACGCCCCGCGCGCCATCTCGATCCCGAGGTTCCGCGCCGCGGAGGGCCCGCTTTGCTGCTGACGGATCGAGCGGACCCGCGTGTCCGTGTAGCCGGCGAGCGCGTCGGGCGTCGAGTCGGTCGAGCCGTCATCGATCACGATGACCTCGACGGGAACGGTCTGCTCGAGCACGCTCGCGATCGCCTCGCCGATCACGTGCGCGTGATTGTGCGTCGGGATAATCACGCTCACGAGCGGCGCCGTCATGTCCTGGCCTCTGCTTTCACGCTGGCCTCGACGGCGTGCCAGGCGGTGACGATGTTCGCGAGCGCCGGCCGCGAGTGCCCGCGGAGGATCGCCCGCCGGAGATCCGACTTCACGTGAACGATCCGCGTGACGTCGGGATCGAACCGGCGCCAATTGGAGTCCTCGCAATTCCAGATCACGCCGTCGAGCCGCTCGACCTGGCATCCGTGGCCGGCGCGCTCGAGCATGAACCCGAGCGCCGCCTGATTGATCCCCGCGTACCGATTGCGCCAGGGCCGGAGCGCGTTCGCATCGCCGAGGAAACTCCGGTTCACGGCGGCCCATTGCTCGAGGAACCCGCGCGAGCGATCCGACACGTTCACGAACACGACGCCGGCGTTCAGCGGGAGCCGATCCGCCGCGGTCGTGTACGCGAGATCAAACGAGCGATCCCACGCGTCATCGAGTGACCCGGTGATCATCGTGTCGGCGTCGATGAGGAGCACGCGGTCGCCGTCGGCGGCGCTCGCGATCACGTCGCGCCAGTGATCGAGCTTCGCGGAATTGTTCTCATGAGCGGGAACGCCGAGCGTTGAGCGGTAGCCGGTCGCGGGCGGAACGTGTCGGACGTCGAGGCGCCAGGCCGGCGCGTGACGTCGCGCCGAATACTCGAGGACGTTCGCCAGGCGGCGGAAATCGTCGCCCGCGGCGCCGGATCCGAAGTAGACGGCGGCGAGGAGCGGCGCGGCCATGGGCGGGCGCGAACCCTTCTAAACGCCTTTGCTCGTGACGGCCACACGGTACGCGCGACGGGTGCCCGCGGTCGTCGCGGCGTCGGTTTCCATGATGGCGAGGAGCTCGATCATTTCCTTGAGCGAGTTGAACACAACCGTCTGATCGCCGAATGACATCGACCGGGCGCCGCGGCCGTCGGCGATTGCGCGGCGTAGGTTGTCGGCGTCGGTCTGTGTCCACGGCATGAGGTTTGATCGGGAGGATAGCACGGCGGGCGATCCGGCGGAAACGGTCGAGGCGCCTGGCGTGCCCCAGGAACGGCGCCGTCGGCGGGAGGGCCAGACGGGCGGGCGGGCGTCCTGGCGCCTACAGGCGGCGCGCCTGGCGCGGCGGCGAGCCGGTTTCGAGGAGCTCGACGTCGGCGCCCGTGTTCCACGTGGAACACTTTTGTAATCCCGCCCGGGTTGCTCCACTCCGCTCCACTACGACCGAGGCTTGAGCCAGCCGGGACGCGACGGAACCCAGGCGGGCGGCGCCGGTTTCCTGGGCGCCGCGGGCGTCGGCGGCGCGGCGGGCGCCGGACGCGGGCGGAGTCCCGGGCGGAGCGGCGCCGGCGCGGCGGGTGGCGTCGAGCTCGACGTCGCCGCCTCCTGGGCGGGCGCCGGCGGCGTGCCAGGGCGGCGCGCTCGAGCGTCGGCGGCGGCGTCCGCGGCGGCGGCGGCGGGCGTTTGGTGGAGTCCCAGGAATTTCTCGCGGGCGTCCCAATCGCGGTCGTTCATCCGGTCGAGGCCGGCGAGCGCGGCGGCGGCGCGCGCGTAGACGCGACAGTCGAGCGCGTGATTCTGGCGACCGGCGAGGACCGACCACTCGAGCCGGATGTACCCGCGGCGGGTTTTCGTCGCCGTGAGTTGCTCCGCGGTGATCTGTTTGAACCACTCCTCGCCGTACTCCGGATATCGAACGTAGCCGGCGGGATCCGGTTTGTTCGGTTCACGCTCGAGACGAAGGAACCCGTAGAATTCCGTTTTCGCGATCGAGGTGCTGACCGGCCAGACGCGCCCGCCTCGCTTCCGTTTCTTCCCGCTGATCATGACTTCGACCGGCTTCGGTGATCCGATGATCGCGCCGCCGTACTCGAAACCCTTCACGGCGATCACTTGCGTCGAGTGCGGGCGCCGGACCCACGCGTGAACGGGTTGATCCTGATACCCGGAGTCGATCGCGAGCAATCGGATCGGCATCTCGATCCCGCTTTCGTGCGGGAACAATCGCGCCGTCAGTTTTTCGAGTTCGCCCCACGGACCCCGTTCCATGTCGGCGGGATCGCCGGGGATCTCGCCCGCGTCGATCGACCATGAGGATTTCCCGCGGCCCCATCCGACGACCTCGTATACGAGCCGTTCCTTCTGCACGTCGACGCCGCACGTGAGTACGAGCGCGCCGCGGGGAACGGTCCCGATCGCGTACGTGTCGCGCCGGTTGTAGAGCGATTCCCATTCAGGCGCCTCGCCCTTCGACGTCCACACCTGGCCCAAGATCGTATTGATGAAAACGCGGAGCTTCTCCGGATCCTTTTCGCTCGCGACGAAATCGACGGCGATCTCGCCCCAGGAGATCCAACCGACCGGCGCGTACAGGGCGTTGAGGTGATAGCTCCGGATCTTCCCGCCGCCGCGGCCCGGGTGTGTCGCGCGCCATTCGCCCGCGGCGAGCATTGCCGTTTTTTGATGATTGCGGATGTACCCGCCGCATCCCGCACACTCGTACACGGCGGCGGCCGGCGGGAGTCCGAGCTTCGTCCAGACGATCCGGTCGAACGTGAGTTCCTGAAATTCTGAACAGATCGGACACGGGACGAAGAACCGGCGCGCATCGCCGCGATCGTGCGCGGCCTCGATCGCCGAGCGCCCCGCAATCGACGGCGACGAGATCTTGAGTCGCTTCCGACGGGAGAACGTGCGTTGTCGCACCTCGACGAGCGCGATCGGCGATCCCTCCTCATCGACGTCGATTGGCCAGCCGTCGAGTTCGTCCATGAGCGCGTACTGCGCCGGCATCGACTTCAAACCGTTCGCGGAGTTCGCGCCCGCGATCACGAGGTGCCCGCCGGGGAACGACTTCTCGAGGACGGTGTTCGTCGAGTCGCGGGACTTGACCGGCGCGACCTTCTCCGCGATCGCGGGCGTGTCCGTCGTGAGCGGCCCGACGCGTTGACGGGAGTTCCGTTTCGCCGTGCCGTCCGTCGGCCACACGATGATCACGGGCCCGGGCGCGTGATCGATGATGTAGCCGAGCGCGTTCAGGAGAACCTCCGTCCCGCCGATCTGCGAGGCTTTCATGAACACGGTTTCCTCGACGTCGGACGTCGACGAAAAGTTGTCCATGATCTCGCGGAGGTACGGCGTGCGGTCGGTGCGCCAGGGCCCGGACTCCGCGCTCGACTTCTTCGGGAGCCGTCGCTTCTCGTCGGCCCATTGCGACACGGTGAGCACGCGCTCCGGACGGATGCCGTCGGCCCGCGCCTGGCGGATCACGCGGACGGCGGCGGCGTCGCTCACTCCCCGCTCGCCTCGAGTCGATCCGCACATTCGCCGAGCGCCTCGCGGATGATCGCGTCGAGGCGCCGGCGGAGTTCCGCGGGATCGGTGATCACGGCGAGCTCCTCCGCGTATCGGGCCGACACGTTCAGGAGGGTATCGCGGATCGTGCGGTAGCTTTCAAACGCCTCACGCTTCGCCGCGGGAACACTGAGCGCCAGGCCCTCGCGGAGATCGTTGTCGATCTTGAGGCGCCGATGGCGCTCCATTGCCGTGAGCGTCGACGCCTCGACGAGCGACGAGCGACCGGCATCGACGGCGGGACCGTTGGGAACCCGGGCGGCGTTCGCATCCCACGCGGCGCGCGCGGCGGCGACGTCGGTGATCACTTGGCGGCGCCCGGTGCTCGAGAGTCCGACGCACGAGGGCGGGATCCGTTCGGACGCGATCCCCTTGCGGATGGCCTTCTCGTCGACGTTCCTGTCGCGAGCGAACGCGGCGATCGACATGGGCCCCTCGACGGGCTCCGCGGGTTTCCGCTTGCCTTTGGGTTTGGTCTTGCCGCGGCGTTTGCTCACGCGGCCGCCCGACGTCGGCGCGCCGTCGGGATCTCGTGCGCCTCGAGATACTCGAAAGCGATCCGGGTGACGACCTGATCCGGCGCGCCGCCGTTCGCGTCGAGATAGATCGCGATGAACGCGCGCGCCGTGAGGTTCGGGAACCCCTCGCGCGCGACGTCCGCGATCGTGATCGCGTCGAGCCGCTCGCGCCGGACCTCGACGAACCGGATCGGGCCGCCGATCTTCTCGACGTGCCCGCCCTTCGGGATCCCCTGCGACTTGATCACGGGTTGCACGACGTCGCCGACTTTCGCGAACGTCCAACCGTTTCGGCGCGTCACGGTTTTATCGCGGCGCCGAACCTGGCGCGTCGTGAGCGCGAACGACATATTACGCATCGGGTGATCCGCCGTCCGCGGTCGCGGTGAACGCGCATCCCTCGACGCATCGCCCGCGGGTGTCCTGAGTCAGTCGAGCGGCGGCCGCCTCCTCCGTCTCGCCAGGGCGCCGCCATGGCCGCACGGATCCGCGCTCGCCGCCGCCGTCGCCGCACGCGCCGCACGCCCAGGAGCATCGAATGAACCCGCCGCGGGTTTGCTCGAGCGCGTTCACGAACGGAACCCGATCCCGTCGGTCGCGGCGCCGCGAACCTGGCGAACGAATTCCGCGCCGGCGTCGTTCACGGTGAGATCCGCCGTCAGACGTCCGTCGGCGTGGAGTACGACGTTCCGGATCTTCCCCATGAGCGCGCCGAGTGTGCGATCCGTGGATCGTTCCTTCATCCGTCCGGCGGCCTCGACGGCGAGCGCCGCGAGCATGTCGGCGACCTTGCGGAGATCCTCCGGCGCCGCCATCCTCACGCGCGGCGCCGCGAGCTCGAGGATCGCCTCGCCGAGTTCGTCGTCGGTCATTTCGGTACAGGGTTTCATCGGTTGAACCTTTCGCGTGAGCGGCGCGAGCGTCTCAGGATCGAGGCCCTCGCGACAGCAAATACACCGATCATTTTCCTCGCGTGTTCTGTAGAAATTCGATGAGCCGCTCGCCGGCCCGTGACGCGTGAACGGTACCCGACACGTGACACAGAGAACCTCCGTCATCGACCCGCCGCGATGCTGAGCGCGTGAAACTCCGCCATCGGGTACCGGCGCCATCCGTCGGCGTGATACAGCCACACGGCCAGGACGCCCGCGAACATGAGGAGCTTTGAACACTCGACGCAATCCGGGCCGCCCGACGGCGCGAGCTTGCCGTCGATCGCCTTCACGTGGATCACTTCGACGGATCCGCCGAGCGCGAGATCTACGCCGCTCGCGAGGAGCGCCTGTTCCGCGTGAACCGCCTCGCGCCGACACGTGGCCTTACATCGTTCCGACCCGTCGCAATCGCCGCCGGGTTTCTGATTGAACCCGACGGCGACGAGTTCCCGCGTCTCGTTCTCGCGTCCGCTGAACGCGACGGCGCCGCGTTGACTCCGACACGTCGAGGCGCCCGCGGCGTCGAGCGCAATCGCGACGAAATCATCGAACGTGATCGGCGGCCCGCTCACTCGATGCCCTCGCGTGACTTGAACAGACGGAGATAGTCGCCGAGTTCCCGCGCCAGGGCCTCGAGGCGCGCATCGCTCGCCGCTTCGTCCTCGCCCTCCGCGGCGCCGAGCACGGCGAAGTACATCCCCTGAGCGCCGGCGTAGAACGCCCGTTTCAATTCCTCGAGTTGCACGGGCGGCGCCGCGGTGATCTCGCACGCGGTGAGGTACTCCGACCACTGTTCCCCCACGCCGCCGACGACCGGGAGCGGCGGCGCGAATTCCACGCCGAGACAGATCGGATCGAGCTTCGTGATCGTGCGAACGCCGGCGTCGTCGAGCGTGCTATCGATCACGCGGAACCCGAGGCCGACGTTCCGGATTATGCCGGCCTGGATGCCAGGCGCGAACGCGATCACGGCGGCGCCCTTCTCATCGATCGCCGCGGTGCCGATGACGTCGCGCGCGTCGAACGCTCGCGTCACGGGGATCGGTCCCGCGGCCTTGACGGACCCGGGCGCGTAGATCTCCGCGTGCCTGGCGTCCGCGGGCGGCCCGAACCGAACGACCTGAACCTTGAGGACTCCCGCCGCGGGCGGCGCCGCGGTTTCCCTGGCGCCGACGTGATCGAACGCCTCGACGTTCGGATCCCTGCTGTCACTGTTCATCGTGTCCTCCGCATTCTGGCGTTGCGTTCATCGGCCCGGACGATCGCCTCGCGGGCGTCCTCCGGTTTTTCGAGGTACTCCGCGAGAGTCCAGATCATCGAGTAGGGCGTCGGCGCCTGATCCCACTCGATGTTACGGCCGAGGGCGCGGAGCGCGAGCGCCAGGCGGAGGATCGCCTCCTGATCCTGAATGGCCTCGAGGATCGCGGCCGGCGCCGTCACTTTGCGGAGCGCCTCGAGCACGCGGTCGCGAACCGGACCCGGGCCCCATCCGGCGAGCTCGCGCCCGTCGGCGTCGACGAGCATGAGGCGCGCCGCCTGATTGCCCTGGCCGTTCGTGAACAGTTGCCGAACGAGATCCTCCGCGATGTCATCGAGCGCGAGATCCCGCTCGAGCGCCGCGGCCGCCTCCGCGTTCAGCGTCACGCCCGCCGCGGGCGCGAGCGGATACGCGATCCCGTTGATCGTCTCGATGGTGGAGATCCTCCGCTCGAGATCCTCGACGCGTCGATCATCGGCGGCGAGCGCCTCCTCGATCTCGCGTTGCGTCCGCTCGACGTAGTCGCTCCGCCCGCCGGCGGCGGCGTAGCTCACGAGGTACCGCACGAGCGCCCGACGCGTCGGCGCGTTCACGGTTGCCTCCGCGCCTGGCGCCCGCGATCCGTCTCCTCCGCGGCGCTGCGCTGGATCCGCTCGATCCTCGTGCCCGCGTCCCGCTCGAGTTCCTTGCTCGCGGCGTCGAGCTCCTCGAGCGCGGAGCGAACGGCGGCGTCCCGACTCTCCCCGCTCCCGATCACAAAACTTTCCGTGATGCTGGCGGGATCTCCGACGGCGCCCTCGAGCGAGGCCCACACCTGAACGTCGCCGGGTTTCTCCGTGATGGTGATCCTCACGATCGCCCGCCTTTGAGTTCCGCGATCGCCGCGGCGCCGACGGTGTCCGCGATCGTGGTGAGCACCTTGAGGAGCGCCGTCGCGGCGTCGAGCGTCCGAACCTTTGCGTCGTTCACTTCGTTTTCCGTAGCCATCTGAACCTCCTGATCCGGAGAACCGGATCACAAAAACCGGACCCAAAAACCGATCAAAAACTAGCGGCCGTTTGCGCCTCGCTCGCCCGTTTGAGCGTCACGTTTTAGAAGAACCTCTGCCGTCCCCCCCCCCTGGCCTGGTACATGCCGAGCGCGCGGTGAGCGTCGAGCCGTTGCTCGAGGAGTGCGAGGATCTCAGGACGATCGACAACCGATCCATACACGCGCCGCCACTTCCGGCGGGCCTTGACGGTCGCGCCCGCCAGGGGATCCGCCCGGTACTTCTTGAACGAGTACTCGCGTGATTGTGCTCGCTCCCGCTGTAGGTTGTCGTGATAGACGCGTTTCGATTCCGCGTTCGCCCTGATCCGGCGACAACGATCACACCTGATCCTATTCGCGCCGACGTGCGTCGGACAGTCTCGACAGACACGCGGCGGCGTTGCTGCTCGACGTCGTGCCCTGAGTCGTTCCGCTCGCCGACGTTTGGCCTCTTTCGTTTTACCGTGCTTCTCCTGGCGGCGACGGTTCGCCAGGTGGCGCTCCCGGTTCTCACGCTTCCATCGGTTGCGCTCCTCGCGATCGTGCGCGCGGCGACAGTCATCCCCGCAAAACTTGACCGAGGCCCGGAGCATCGTGGTATCGAATTCGCTATGACAGCGGGAGCACGTGAGCGTGATCGGCGTGGCCGCCTTGATTGCGTTCGATGCGCGAGCCGCACGCGCGCGCGCTTCCGTGAGGGTTTCCCGTCGAGCCATGGCGTTACGCCTGGGACGCCGGCGGTAGCTGGCCGGCGCTCGACGGCGGCGGCGGTAGCTGATTGGCGCGGGCCTCGATGAGATCGTTCGTGCGATTGTTCTCTATGGTCGCGCACACGCGCACGGCGGCGCCGATGAGGCCGACCACGATCCGCGCCTTCTGGTACTGCGTGCCGTTCTTGCCGTCGCCCTCGAGATAGTCGTCGAGCCGTTTCGCGTGCTTGACCGCTCGCGAGACGATGGCATCCGCGAGATCCTCGACGCGTTGCTTCTGTTTGCTCACTACTGCTGATTTCGCCATTGCTTGTCCTTTCGTGCCGAGTTCCGACGGGTGATCGACGGTCGAACCCCTCGACGTCGATTGCTATAGAGCTCGTTCGCGATCCGCCGTGAGCGACGTTCATCCCTGTCGGCGATCCACTCGAGGAGGAACGTCGGTACCGGGAGGGCGCCGCCCAGGCGGAGCGCGAACCATGTGAACCTCACGAGCGCGACTCGTTCATCAGGAGCGCGAACGATCCCGACGTCGGACCCGTGTCCCATATCTCGAGGGCGGCGCCGTACTCCGCCGCGACGCGGTGAATGTGAGGGCGGAGCGGCGGCGACGACACCTTGTAATCCTCCGTCGGGATCAACACGGCGGAACATCGCGCCATGCAGTAGTCGAGGACGACGGGCCGCCGCGGCGTATCGTGCGGCCCGTCGATGAGCGCGAGATCGTAGCGCCTGGCGTCGAGCTCAGGGATCGACAGCGGATCCGCCCAGGTGTAGCGGTGAACGGTAACGACCGGCGCGAATTGCCGTCCCACGCGGGAGCGGTGAACGTCGTACCACTTCGGATCGTCCTCGCACGTGTCGATCTGATCGGCGCCGCCCTCGACGAGCGCGAGCGTCGAGGAACCTGGCCCGAATTCCAGAACGCGCCGCGCGCCCAGGCGGCGAACCGTGTCGAGGACGGCGCGGTAGTCGGTGAACGACCACCAATGTTTTTCGACAGGGTAGAGATCGAACGTGCTCACGTGCTATTCCTCCTCGCTCCCGGGTTTCGCGATCTTCACCTTGACGTCCTCGCCTTCGGGGATCAGGTTGATCTCGATCCCGTGTCGCTTGTACGTCGTTTTCTGGAATTTGTGCATCAGCGGGATCAGGGCCGCCTTTCGTTTGCCCTCCTCGATCGTGAGCTCCATCCGCTCATCGCGCACGCGGGCGTACGCCTTCGCCGCGTCCTCGAGCGGCTTGATCGCGCTGTCCTCCGTGCCGGGGAGATCGACCTGTTCGGGCCTGGGTTTCCTCGTTCTACCGCCGCCGTTCGCCGCCTTTTTCGCCATGCTGTCGTTCTCCTCTGAACCCGGGCAATCATCGCCGACGAGCGCCCCGGGCGGATACGCTGGTCGGTCCTTCGTCATCACGCGACGCCACAGTACGGCGCCGCAATTCTTACAGGCTTGCACGTCGAGCGCGTCCCGTGTCGCGCGATCCTCCGCCCGGTACCACGGGATCACGTGCCCGCGGGCGCTCACGGGAGTTTCGAGTCGCCGCGGGACTCGCCTCCGGTTCCGAGCGCGAGGATCAGAACGACGGCGGCGATCACGATGAGGCCGGCGATCACGCGCTCGCCCGCTGATCGGCCTTGTATTCCTGGCGGCGCTCCGTCCACGCCTTCCAGCATTCGCAACGATCTTTCCTCGTGACGCCGCCGACGAGCACGTCGATCCATCCTGGCGTGAGCGCGCAATGGTCGCAATGAACGAACGGCCCGACGCCCTGTTTCCGGAGCGCGTCGGCGATCCGCTCGAGATCGCGGGAGTAGATCCCGTGTCGCTCGATCACTTCGGAGAATTCGACGATGTCCGGTTTCCGCGTGCGCCACACGGGACGCCCGCGCTCATCGACGGCGGCGTTCTCGCTTTTGTCGTACGCCCGGGCGCCGTGACAGAGCGCGTGATCCATGAGGGCGCGACGGTGCTCGTCGGTGAACCGCTCATCCTTCCATGTCGATTTCCGGAGGAGGATCACGAAATCGAACGGCGCGAGTTCCCGCGCGAGATCGCTCGCTCGAGCGCACGCCGCGAGCTTCACGCGACCGTCGGCGTCCGCTTGCCAGGTGAGATTCCACGCGAGGACGATCCGCGCCTCGCGGAGATCCTCATGGTGCTCGTGAACGATTTCGTCGAGGAGCGAATAGATCGGATGCCCCTCGACGTGATCGCGTTTGATCAGTTCGTACCCGACTCGACGCGCCCGAGTGTTTCCGCTTTTGCCTTTTTTCGCCATGGTGATCTCCTCCTACGTGAACAAGGGCGGCGCGACGGGATCCGCGACGGCCGCCTCCGTGATCGTGATCGTGACGCCCGGTTTTCCGTCGATGGGCGCGTACTGCTTTGCGATGCGCCCCGCGACGACCTGGCCGTCGTCGGCGTAGATTACGCCCGTGAGGGCGTCGAGGACGGGACGAACGAGCTTGTCGAAATCCGGGCGCGTCGTGTGCGCGACGATCGAGCTCCGGATCTTCTGCGGTCGAGCGAGATAGAACACGAGATCGACGACCACGGCGCCCGCCATGAGTTCGCCCTGGACGAGCGGACCCGTTCGGCGCGCCTTGATCGCGGCGTCCATGACGGTTTCCTGCCAGGCTTTCGCGTTCGGGTTGTCGTTCGTGATGAACGCCCGCGGCGCGATCCGCCGCCCGGTTTTTCTGAACCGCTCGTACGCCTCGATCACGTGCCCGAACACGACGAACGCTTTCGCGGATCCCTTCGTTTGCGGATCCCCGTCGACGGTGAACGTGAGCGAGCGAGCGCCGACAGGAGCGACGATCATCGCGCCCGCCGCCAGGTGTTCCGCCGCTCATCTCGAGCGCCGGCGCCGGCGGAGCATCGGGTGATCGCGAGCTCCGCCTGATTGTGGAAATCCTCGACGTCGTAGATCAGCCCGGAACGCGCCGCCCGATCCTTGAGCCGCTCGCGGATCTCGAAACTGTCGACGACCGTCGCGCCGGTTGCCGGATCCCGCGTCATCGGCGCGCCCGCGTCGAACATCGCTCGCACCTCCGACCACACGAGGGCCCGGAGGACGCGAACGTTTTCCACAGGTTTTCCACGTTCCGCCGTGCGGAGCGCGGCGTGATCTTCTCCCCCTACGAGGACGGGATCCGGATCAAGGACGGGATCGCGCGCGCGCGAGCGCCGAGGACTCCGCGTGGAGTCCGAGCGGACACGCGAGTCCTTTTCCTCCCGTTCCTGGCGCTTACGGGCGGCGTCCCTGTCGCGTTTGTCCTTTACATCCTGCGACTTAGGGTTGTGGTGATGGTAGTCATGGATCCGCCAGCCGCCAGGAACCGGATCCCATAATCCGACATCAGCGAAACCCAAAACGAGCGCGATTTCGCCCGGTTTGCGATCGATCTTGAACGACTTTACGACCGATTCCGATAGAAACCCGTCCGTAAGGTGCTTGTTCGCGTAGGCGAGGCCGGCGACGTAGACAGCGAACGCCCGGGCGATTCCGTGCCGGCCGAGGTGCCGACCGGCGTCGAAAAACTTCGGGTGATCCGCGATCCCGTCGTCGAGCTTGACCCACACGTTCAGGCCTCCCCGCGCGTCGTCACGTCGCCCGTCGGCGCCCCTCCCTCCGGCGTCGATACTTCGGCCGCCCCGACTTCCCGCGTTCGCCTGGCGGGACGCCTGGCGCCCTCCGCGGCGGCGTGGAGCGCGGTCGGTGATTTCGCCATCTCGCGGCGCCGCCGGTCGACGGTGCCCTTGCAGACGTCGAGCATTGTCGCGGCCGTGCCGAGATCGGCCGTTTGGAAGAATTCGATCGCCGCGTCGGCGGGATTGCGCTTTCGTGCCATGTTCGGATCTCCTGTCGGGTTGAATTGGTTCACGCGGTCGCGTAGCGGGGAACCTGGCGCCACTCGCGCCCGTCGAGGAGGTTCCCCTTGCTGGTCGGTCTGAGTCCTCCCCATTGTTTGAAGTAGAACGCGACGCCGGCGGCGAGCGCCTGATCGCGTGACGATCGGATCCAGTCCGGATCGGGCGGGCGGAACCCGGGCGAGCTTTCGCCGCCCGCGATGAGCCAGTCGATCCCGTCGAGCGGCCACGTCACGTCGGCGAGCGCCGGTTCGTACGAGATAAACCGGAGCGCCGCGGGAACGCGCCGGAGTTCCTCGAGCCGCCACAAGTAGTCGGGCCCCTCGACCGTCGTTCCGTACCAGACGTGCGCGAGCGGCGCCTCGAGCCAGGCCGCCGGGACCATCCGCCGGATCTCGCGGGCGCGCTTCGTGAGGAGGAGCCAATCGAGCGCGGGCGTTGCCTCGATCAGTTCCCACAGTCGGCGCCGCGAGTCGTCGAGATCCTCGCGCACCTCGAAAACGTCGGCCATCGACGCACAGAACACGCGAGCGCGTTTCCCGTCGCGCACGGCGGCCGCGTTCCAGTTGAGAGGCTCGCGCCAATGGTGATCGGCGAAGAACCGCCGCGGCGCGTGCGCGCCCCACGGGTACCCGAGACGGTTCGCGAATTTCCGGGCGTAGCATTCATCACACGCCGGCGACACCTCGACGCATCCCCACCATGGGTTGAACGTGTGATCCGTCCAGCCGATCGCGCTGTCCTTCGCCACTACGCCCGCCGCCGCAGGCCGATCATTTCGAGCACGATCCGGATCGCCTCGAGCGGGACGACTATGTACTTCATCATGCGGTTTTCTCCTCCGGCGGCGCCGCCGGTCCATCGAGCCGGACGATCTCGATCCGGAATGACCCTTTCGGATCGGTCGTCGTGTACTGCTTTTTCACGTCGGCGGGGAGATCGGTCGTCGTTTTCTTTTGCCACTTGCCGTTGATCACGAACGGACCCGCGATCCCCTCCTCGATCCCGCGGAGTTCGCCCTTGATCTGTTTGTCGAGCTTGTCGAATTCCTTCGCGCCGGCCTCGAGCTCGTCGCGCCTGGCGAGCCGCTTCTGTAGCTCCGGATCGGTGAGCACGACGGCGCCCTTCGCGATGAGCGGCGGATTACACTCCGTGCCGTACCACGCGCAACGCTTACACTCCGCGGCGTCGCCTTCAAGGAACGACGGGAGCGTTTTCGCCTCGACGTGATCGATCGCCCGTTCGGCGCGCGCGAGGAAATCCTCCATCCGGTCGACGTGCGCGTCGAGTTCCACGGGGAGGAGTTTCGGGATCCCGCTGCGGTCGAGGAGGAGGAACCCGAACGGTTCGCCGGCGCCCCACAAGTACGCGAGCAATTGGTGAGCGCCGGATCGTGTCCATGGGTTGTCGAACAGATCCGCGAACGTCTCGATCCGGTCGACCATCATCGGCGACCACGCCTTGACCTCGAGCGGCGGCCGCGCGCCGGCGATCGCGATCCGAGCATCGACCTTGCCGGAGATCGCGACGCGCCCCTTGCGATCTTTCAGTTTGAACGACTCCTGTTGGCCGATCACGCTGAACGATGGCTCCGCATCGCGCCCGATGCGCCCGAGATCCGACAGGAGATCCCGCTCGCGATCATCGCCGCGGCGGAACCGTGCGAGCACCTCCGGCGGCCAGGGCGGGAGTTTCTCCGGGCGCGTCATCTCGTACACCATCCGCCGCTCGCACGTGCGGTACGCGGACGCGTAGGCGTACGGGTGTGGTGTCTGCGGACGGGCGGAGCGCGCCAGGAACGCGCCCCACGCCGTTTCGATGCCCTTCGCGACGTCGGCGGGAACGAGCGCCGGCGCCGTCATCGTCCACCTACGATCTTTTCGATCGTCGCGACGTCGGCGGCGTCGAGGCCTCCGCGTGCGAAGTGCGCGAGGAGTTCATCGACGTCGCTCGCCGGGATCACGTCGTTTCCGTCCCGCTTGATCCGCTCGATCGCGCGGAGCGAATTGATCAGGGTGGCCACGTTGCGGAGCATCACGACGGCGTCGCCCTCATCATCCGGTACCGGCGCGACCGGCGTAACCGGCGCCGTCGGCGTCCCGATCCGCTTCGTCAAGATCCGCGAGTACTCCCGCCGCCCGGTTTTCGTCCACTCGTGCCCGGAGTCGGCATCGTGATCGAACGTGAACCGGGCGCCGGTCTGTAGTTCGGAGAACATCCGTTGAGATCCGCGGTTCGGGAGCGCGGCGCCCGCCTCCCTGGCGGCGCCGTCGCCGTCGCCCGCGTGCGAGCGAGCGTCGAGGAGTTGCTTGTCCATCGCTTACCCCTCCTCCCCGGGTTCGCGCGGCGGCGTGCTCGAGCGCCGCGTCGTTCCGTGCGGCGGCCCGAACATCTCATCGGCGCCGAGCTCGCGCTCGACACGTCCCGCCGGCGGCGTCGAGGGCGTCCTGGCGCCCGTGCTCGCCGCCTGGGCGGCCGGCTTGCCGGTTCCCCCTCCGGCGGCGTCCTGGCGCGTTGCCTGGGCGCCTGGCGCCCCTGCGGCGCCCGCCGCGGGCGTTCCCCCTCCGCCCGCCGCGGCGGCGCGTGCGGCGGCGCCGGCGACCCACTCCGGACCGTCGACGAGCCATCGCTTATCCTCGTGCGACTTGTACCGCGGACAGCCGTAAAACCCCGGGCGCCCGTTCTTCCCCTCGCGGAACACGCCGACGGATTGACAGTGAGGACAGACCGGCGGATCGACTTCGGGCGCT